CTTTTATTTTCCAAGCTCCATGATATAATCCATTAGTACATATAACCACTATTGGACCAAATATAAATTGTTCTGCCCATTTTAGATTATATCCTGTCCATAACCATAGTCTTAATATAAAATCATCATTATTCCAACGAATTACAACATCATTGAAATCAATTTGTTTCATAAATTTACCACCATTTTCAAAGGTTTTTTCTTTAACAGTAATGTTATTTAAATCCATACCATAATCGGTTATACCTTTGACTATCATATCATTGAAATCTCGGTATGTTCTTAGGTTTTCATAGGATTTTAACGCCATTGTAGAAATATAATGATCTTCATTAAATATTGCTACTCGGTCAGGTAATTTTATACTATCAGAACCACCTTCGTGTTCGGTAATATAATATAAATCTCTCTTATGAGGTATTATATCATTTTGTGCATCAATTTGTAATTTACTAGCATACGAATTTAACATATATATTTAACTCCTTTCGTATATTGGGGAAGGTTATTCCTTTGTCCTTCCCCATAATTATTTATTAACCAAATGGTTTATCATTTATTTCAGTTTCATTTGGAATATCTGAAGGTTCATATGATTCCTCAAATACTTTTTTCTCAAACTTATCTAACTGTTCAGTTGTTTTGTTTTTTGCATTACATAATAACTGAAAAGCAGATAAGCAATAAGCATGTACAACAATATCATCAGTTGTGAACATATCTTTAATCTGAGATAATTGCTTTAAGATTTTTTCTAATTTAGAATCTAATCTTGCAACTTCTCCCATTCGTTCTTCTTCTTTTAAAGATTCTTCATATGCCCATTGACCAGTTTTACTCATACTGTACCTCCATATGATTTAGCTAATTCAATTTCAGCTTGATGTTCAATTTCTTTTGTTTGCTCTAACTCTTTAACTCTTTTTTTCAAATTAGTTACTTCGTCAGTTAGCTTTTTGAACATTCCAATCGTCATCTGCTGGTCTAATTGGTTCAGCTTTTTGATTATTGTTCTGTGGGTTTTCATAACTATATTCCTTTCGTTTATATTGTACATCTACATCTCGTATAACTTTATGTTTTTTATAGTATCGTGTTATTATATAAGAAAAATCTTCGCTTAATAATAATCGGTAATACCAAATAGCTCGTCTTTTTCCATATCCATATAATGCACTCGCAAATATATATCTGGTCATTCGGCTACTAAATTTAAAAAATGTTCTAATCATTATCTTCTCCTTTCGTTTCGGTAGTAAATCCACCTTCACATTCATAACATGGATCATCTCCATTATCATGTTCTACATATCCTTTTCCATTACAATTATGGCAGAAATCTGTCATAAATTACTCCTTTCGTAATTTTATTTTACATAAATTATAATCTCATCTCTATCAGAATCATCTGATTTGAATTTCGTTACAATTTTATCTATTTGAGAAAAATGCTCTGTATTAAACTCGGATTCTTCTCTCGTTCCATGCCAAACTTTAGCTCTAAAAGTTATTTTAGCAGTAGGACTTATTCGGTTCACTTTACAGATTATGTCCTTAAATTGTTCTGATGTTATTTTCATAATTTACTCCTTTTCTTGTAAATAGTAATACCAATATTTCTCTTGACCATATTCTCCATGACCATGATACTCATAAAGCCATTCGGTATGATCGAACCAGCTCCTCGCTGAAATCATGTCTTTAATCCACAACAATCTCATGTGTAATCTGTATTTTAAAATATCAATATTCATATTGTACTCCTGTTATTATTATTTAACCAGAGCGACGCCGAAGGCGTCGCGAAATTTTTTTCAGGGCAGTATATTTCAACCACCCTGAATATTTATTATTTATTTATAGTTTTCAGCAAACTCTAATGGAAGGGTATCTCCTATTTTTACAACAGGTTCTACATTATGACCATTTTTTGCCCACCACTTATTAGCATTTTGAAGATTGTTAGTTTTTCTTTGAAAAGACTTTTTAACATCTTCAGGTTTTGCACTTCTAAATGGTACATACTCTTTACCAAGTATATTCTTAAAGAAATCTTTTCTAGCTTTCACTTCTTGTTCCAGCATTTCTTCAGCAACATCAAACTCATTTAATTTAGTTGATAATTGTTGAAGCTGATTTCCCAATACTTCTTGGTTATTATTATATGCCTCAGTAGTACCAATATAACTACCATTTTCTCTTTGATGATAGTTAATTTTTCTTTGGATACTATCTTTAGCACCTTTCACACTACCAAGTCTTTTATCTAATCTAGCAATATTGCTATTTAAATCATACTCAATAGATATTAACTGTTCTTGGCTAATCTCATCTTTATATAAGATACCAAGACTTTCGTATGTATTATGATATTTATTCATGTGAACTCCTTTTTTATATCATTTTACTTATTCTACCTCATGTAAGCTCATCTTACTTAAGATATGCCTCGCATATTTTCCAATGACTAAAAATACTTGTCACTTTATCCCTATACAATAATCTTACGAATAAGGAGGGGTAAAGCCAGCTATGCTGGAGGGCTTGTCCCTTGACTAGGATTTTTTCATTGGTATAATGTACCATATCTTGTAATATGAATTACTTCTCCTACTTCATATTGATGTCATTATTTTTCTCTTGACACCAGAAAATAGAGGTTTATCCTTACGCATAGCAATGTCTGAACTATCCACCAAGAATGATGAATTAACCGACAAACAGAAGAAGTTAGTCGATACTATCGTAACAACAGGGTGTAGTATAACCGAAGCTGGATTAATCGCTGGATATTCAACAAAAAAGAATAAAGATTCAGCTAGAGTAAGTGCTAGTCGTACACTACGAATCCCAAAGGTACAGAGATACATGATGGAATGTATCACTCGTACTATAGGGTTAGGCGCAGTAACTGCTTCCAACAAGATGATCCATCTTGCCGATAAAGCCAAGAGTGAGTACGTACAACTAGAGGCTAGTAAGGACATACTAGACAGAGTAGGACTACGAACACCAGATAAAGTACAACACAGTGTAGTAGGGGATATTAAGGTAAATATAGATTTAACGTAAAATGAGAGGGGGGGTTAAAAAACGGAAGTTCCCCTGACTGATAGATGTTACACAAACAACAGAGGTTAAAAAGGTACTTCACTATGTGCGTAGACAACGAAGGTATTTATGATAGCGTTCTACTAGGCAATAAGGTAAGTATAATTATATACTTAAACTATACTGGTTAAGTAGATGCCTAGCAGTACTGCTTAATAAATGGAGATAACGATATGCCAAAGGTAGGAAAGAAATCATATCCTTATACTAAGAAGGGTGTGGCAAGAGCTAAAGCTGCAGCCAAAAGAAAAGGTGTTAAGGTTGGTAGAAAAAAAAAATAAGAGCAAAGAGCTAAACTGTATTGGTTATCCACATGATGATCCCTATGGATTAATAGCAGCATGGTGGAAAATTTTTTCAAAACCACAAGGGAGAAAAGAAGCTCCTAAAAAAGATAAGCCAAAACATTCCTCAAAAGATTTTTATTAGTGAGTTGATATTTGTTATAATTTAAATTAAAAGATTATAATGAACGCACTCCACTCCCTAGAACAAAAAATAAAAGAAGAAAAAGAAAAGAATAAGTTATTGCTTAAATCTTTAGAAAGACATATAGAAAAAGAATCAGAATTACGAATGGAAAACCTAAAGTTGAAAGGATTAGATAAACCATGTCCAGTTCCCATAAGAGAAAAGGCACTAGGGTAGAAAATGAAATTGTTAAACTCTTTCAAGCAGAAGGATTTAATGCAAAACGACAGCCATTGTCTGGAGCATTAATAGACTTCCCCCATGATGTTCAAGTAAAAGATTTGTATGAAGGTACAAATATAGAAGTAAAAGCAAGGAAATCAGGCGAAGGATTTACACAGCTTGACAAATGGAAAGGATCAGCAGATTTATTAATTTTAAAGAGAGATTTTCAAAAACCTATGGTATACTTAACATGGGATTTTTTTAAGGAGTTCTTAAATGAGTACAAAGAAAATAGAGAACCCAGATGCAGTAGTGAATCTGGAGAACAGACAGATATTCAACATACCCTTTCAGGAGAGGCAACGATTAAGGAAGATAGTCAGAAAAGTACATCTAAGATTCCTTCCAGCAAGTTCAATAACGGACAAGGAATGCGACAAGGTAATAGAAAGTCTTGGTCCACAGGTAAGAGAAAAATTGCTAGTCGCACATTTAAACAAAGTAAAATAAATGGCACAACTAAATTACAAACCAGATGGGATTACCTTAAAAAACTTTCTAAAGAACGATGATTTTTTTCGAGGCGTAAGAGGACCAGTAGGTTCTGGTAAATCTGTTGCTTGTTGCATAGAAATTTTTAAAAGAGCTTTACAACAAAAGCCAAACCATGAAGGTAAAAGAAAATCCAGATGGGCAGTAATTCGAAATACAAATCCCCAATTAAAAACAACTACTATTAAAACTTGGTTAGATTGGTTTCCTGAAAATGACTGGGGAGCTTTTCGGTGGTCAATTCCCTATACACATTATATCCAAGTAGGCGATATAGATTTAGAAGTTATATTTTTAGCTTTAGATAGACCTGAAGATGTAAAGAAACTTCTATCCTTAGAATTAACAGGAGTATGGGTAAATGAAGCTAGAGAGCTACCTAAAAGCATTATAGATGCCTGTACTATGAGGGTAGGTAGATACCCAAGTATGAGAGATGGTGGAGCTACATGGTATGGTGTAATTGCAGATACCAATGCTCCAGAAGAAGATCATTGGTGGGCAATAATGAGTGGAGATGTACCTACACCAGATTACTTATCAAGAGATGAAGCATTAATGTTGGTCAAACCTGATACATGGGAATTTTTTTCACAACCATCAGCTATGTCAGAAAAAAAAGAAACAGATGGTTCATTACTTGGATATGTCAATAATGTTTCATGTGAAAATAAAAAAAACTTAACGAAAGATTATTATGCCAACATAATTAGAGGAAAGACAAAAGGGTGGATTGATGTCTATGTAATGAATAAACTAGGTACAATAGAAGAAGGAAAGTCAGTTTATTCTAATTGGAATCCAGAACTTCATCTAGCAAAAGAGCCAATACCTAAAGCTCCTAATACAGTTTTTATAGGAATTGACTTTGGATTAACTCCAGCAGCAGTCTTTGGACAAAAACTTCCTAATGGAAGATGGTTAATATTACAGGAATTAGTTTGTTTTGATATGGGTATATCAAGATTTAGTGAACTATTAAAACATGAGATAGCAAAACATTATAA